AGAAGGGATAACAGTTGGTTATAGGGATAATAAATTAGTAACAATAGACAGTAGAGAAGTTGCTGAAATGTTAGGGAAAGAACATTCTTACGTATTAGAAATGATACAAGGAAGAGAAGGAAAACTAGGAGTAATACCAGTTTTGGAAAACGCCAATTTGGCGGTATCAAATTATTTCATACCTTCAACTTATAAAGCTGGTACTAGAGAATACAAATGTTACTTAGTTACTAAAATGGGATGTGAGTTATTAGGTAATAAGCAGCAAGGAGAAAAAGGAATATTATTTACTGCCAAGTATGTAGAAAGATTTAATCAAATGGAGCAAGAACTAAAAGGACAAATATTAAATAAATCTAAATCAGACAATTCAATTAAAGAAAAAGAAATTGAAGCAAGATTGAAAAATGCTAGAGCAAGAGAAGCAAATATATTACTTAAGATATCTAATAATCCTAATTTATCTAAAGAATATGTACAAGTCCTACAAAGTAAGGCTACAGAGATAGTTACAGGAGAAAAGTTATTGCCATTACCAGTAGCAGAAAGAAAAACTTACTCAGCTACAGAGATTGGAAATGAGTTAGGTATAACTTCTACTAAGGTTGGGATTCTTGCTAATAAGTATAATTTAAAAACTGAAGAATACGGGAAGCTATTTCATGATAAATCTAGATATTCAAGTAAAGAAGTTGAGAGCTTTAGGTATTACGATAATGTAATTCCAGTATTAGCTGAAATATTATCAAAAGCTTAGTAACCTCAAAACTTATATTTGAATAGTATATTACAGATTAATTTTTTAAAGGAATTTTGTATGAAAGATTTCGAATTTGTTGTTGGAGTAGCTCCAGATGAAGAAACTATTAAAGAGTTCCATAGAATCTTAGCAAATGGGCTAATAAAAAAATATGGCGCTAACACTATGAAAGGAGTGCTTGAGAAGGCGAGTGAAATAGCGAAATAGTTAAATATCAAATGATTAAAAAGTAGGATTTTATTAATTTTTAGGAGGTAATATCATGAGAGCAACTGGAATAATTAGAAAACTTGATGAGTTAGGAAGAGTAACTTTACCAAAGGAAACAAGAAAAGTATTAAATATCAATGAAGGTGATCCTGTAGAATTCTTTACAGATGGGGATAACATAATTTTAAAAAAGTATACTCCAGGATGTCATTGTTGTAATGAAACAGATAACTTAACAGAGGTTTTAGGAATAAAATTATGTCCAAAGTGTATAGATGAATTTAATAAATATAGACAGATGGTTGATGATATTAGGAGAGATAAATAATGTTTAATGGTTTGAGTAAGTATGAGTTAAATGCTTTAAAGCATGCCTTAGGGACAAGCATAAAAAGAAAACAAAACACAGTTGATATATGCAATTCTATTGGAGATATCGACACTTCAAGAATATTATCTAGAGATTTAAAAACAGAAAAGAATCTTTATAAAAAAATTAAAATTGAATTGGACAAGTACTATGGAGGTAATAACAATGGGGAAAGCTGAAATTAAAGAAATAGAATGTGTAATAAAAGAATATGGTTCCAAGGTATTAAAAAGAGTTATGGATATGACTACAGCTGATATAAAAGCAAATAGGATTCATTTTTCTAAAAGAACAAGTTCTAAAGACTTCATGGATATATTTTATATGAGTTTAAACGCGTATCTAAGGAGCTGTAAGATGTGAAAATTATTGAAGTCTATTTAAAGATATCAGATGAGATAAAAGATAATATGCAGCAGGGGTTAGAATCCGAAACAGCACGTAGACAAGCTTATGAGAAATATAAAATGGAATTGGAGGTAATAAAGGGTGAACGTAATAGTAGTAAAAACAAATGATACTTATCAGATTGTTAACATCAATAACGATTATAGGGAGTTGCAAAATATAGTAGGTGGTCTAATAGAACCAGTACATCCTACAATTGCATATCAAACAGAAATGTTATTACTAGGAACTTTATTCATAGTTGATGAAGAAGGGTTGTTGAAAGAAAAAGCATTAAATAAATTTGGAACAGTATTATATAACGGTAATGCACTAAATTATTATCCAATAGTAGGTGATTTGATTTTAATTGCTGAAACAATTCATATGGAGGATTTTAGAGGTCTTACAGATGAAGAAATAGATCAGTTTAAGGTTAGATTAAAAGCATTTGGGATTAAGGAGGTATCAACTGATGGGAAGGAAGATTGACAATAGTAAACTTTCTTTTAAAAGGCTTAAAAGATTAGTTACTCCAGGATATTTTGAAAAGGAAGAAAAGAAACTCCAAAAGTTATTACTTCTAAATAGCAATGCTATTGATAGGAGGATTAGATGAGTAAAGTAACATTATTACCACATCAAGAAAGATCTATAGCTGCCACTAAAGATTTCAATAGATGTGCATATTACCTTGACATGGGGTTAGGTAAAACATTCGTTGGTTCAGAAAAATTAAAAGAGCTCAACGCCAATATGAATTTGATAATCTGCCAAAAATCAAAGTTACAAGATTGGTGTGAGCACTTCAAAACTTATTATCCACAATATAACACTATTATATATTCAAAGTCAATGGAAAGTATTCCAACAAATTCAGTAATAATCATAAATTATGATTTGGTTTGGAGAAGACCAGAATTATTAGAATTAAAAGATTTCACTTTAATGTTAGACGAATCAAGCTGCATTAAAAATGAAAAATCTAATAGAACTAAGTTCATATTAAAACTTAAACCATCAAATGTAATATTACTCAGTGGAACACCAACAGGTGGAAAGTATGAAGAGTTATATTCCCAATGTAAGCTGCTAGGCTGGAAGATTAACAAGAAAGCCTTCTGGGATACTTACATTGTTACTAGGAAGATGGATATTAACGGATTCAGTATTCCAATAGTAGTTGGTTATAAGAATGTAGATAGACTTAAAGCTAAGTTAAGAGAGTACGGTGCTGTGTTTATGAAGACAGAAGAAGTATTAGATCTTCCAGAGCAATTAGATAACGTAATTAAAGTTGAGTCTACTAAAGAATATAAGAAGTTTGTTAAGAACAGACTTATTGAAATTGATGGTAAAGAGTTGGTAGGGGATACGTCCTTGACGAAGCTTCTATATCAAAGACAATTAGCTAGTCAGTATAACAGTAATAAGACAACGATGTTAAGAGATTTATTAGAGTCCACTAATGATAGAGTAATCATCTTCTATAACTTTAATGAAGAGTTGGAAAAGATAGAAGATATGTGTATCAGAATGGAAAGACCAGTATCAGTTGTTAATGGTCAGCGTAAGGACCTTAAATGTTATGAGAAAGACCAGGACTCTGTAACATTAATTCAGTATCAAGCTGGAGCTATGGGACTTAATCTTCAGAAAGCTAATAAAATCATATATTTTAGCTTACCACTTAGTTCAGAGTTATTTGAGCAGAGTAAAAAGCGTATTCACAGAATAGGTCAAAAGAATAGTTGCTTCTATTACTACTTAATCACTGAAAGAAGTATAGAAGAAAAAATATATGAAGTATTAGGACAACGTAGAGATTTCACTAATAAGTTATTTGAGGAATTGGAGGACTGAATATGCCCAAAGTTATAACTTATAAAAAGTTAAAAAATGAAACAGAAACTGTAATGAGTTATGGGGATGTAGTTACCATCATAGAAGAAAATCTAGGCTCAGAAGTGGTTGAGGCACTTTTTGAATTATCTGAAGATGAGAAGAACACACCTGATAGCAGAATGATTACTTACATTGAAGATGGAATATTTGTAGAACAAATAGAAGAGAGTGGAGTAATACCTAAGTTAGTCGAAATGGTTATTTCAGATTTAGATAGTCAAGGCTTCTTAAAGAAAAGTAAGGATATTAGTAAATTCAATTATGAAGATATCTATTATAAGGAAATTATAGATGAGAAATTGTCACCAGGAATGATGAAGTATTTTGAGGATAACTAAGGAGGAAAAGATTATGAATTTAAAAACAGTAGAAGAGTACAGCAAGGAAATGACTAGAAAGGAATTTGACAAATTTACAGAGGAACAAGAACTATGTCCTAATCATTTCGGATTAGTTGATACATTTATTGATGATGCTTGCAGCATAGCTAAATGTAAAGAATGTTACGACAAAGCTTTGGTGGGGATTGAATTCAAAGCAGAAGTGCCAGGCCTACCTATTGAAGTCATGCCAGCATTACAAAAGCTTCAGGATTTAGAGATACAAGCTAAATCAATTAAAGAACAACAAGAGAGGTTAAAAGAAGATCTTCTTAATGCTATGGAAACTCATGGAGTAAAGAAATGGGATAACGAGGTTATGACAGTAACTTATACAGCTTCAACAACTAGGACAAGTATTGATAGTTCAAAGCTTAAAAAAGAGCTTCCAGATGTATTTAGTAAGTATAGTAAGACTTCTAATGTTAAGAGCTCTATAAGGATTAAATTGAAGGGGGATAAGTAATATGTCTGATATTAAAGGGATAGTTAATAAACCTCAATTCGATAAAGAAGTGTTTAAGGTAGGGGAAGCGATAAAAGTTAACAAGAAATGTTATCCATATATTAAAGCCAATGCAATAATAACATACTCCAGCCCATTAGAAATAACTGCTACTTATTATAGTGAAATTGATGATGAATGTGTTGAATTTAACATTGGAATCAATGATGTTGTCGATGGAAGCTATGAGATTAAGTTTTTAAAGGAGGAAAAATAAATGGAAACAGGATACACATTTGAAATAAATAATGATATGACAGTTGAGTTCACTAGCTTATTAGAAGATGGATATGTACCAGTTGAGGATGAAGAGTAATGGCAGCTGAGAAGACCTTTGAAAATCAGATAAAGAAGTTTTTAGATAAGCTACCTAATACATGGTACTTCAAAGTATGGAGTGGCCCATATAGTAAATCAGGTATTCCAGACATAATAGGAGTTGTTAATGGTCACTTTGTAGCTTTAGAAGTTAAAGCAGAAAATGGACGTGCTAGTGAACTTCAAAAACGCAATATTAGGCTTATAGACCAGTGTGGAGGTTACTCAAGGATAGTTTATCCTAATGACTTTGAAAAGTTAAAGACGGAGCTATTAGAGATATGCAAAAGCTAACTAAATCAGAATTTATGAGTAAAGTAATAAATGATTATTATAAAAAAAGACTTAGAGCAAAAGACGTTGACTCACATCTTATTGAAAATGCTTTAAAAATACAAAAAACAAGGAGGAAACACAAATGACAAAAGAAAAATGGCAAGAAAAAGCTGATGACCTTATTGACATAATACTTGACCTAAAAGAGAAAGGAAAGAGAAATAAAGAAGATTTAGACTCAGCAAAAATGGAATTAATAGAATTACTAGAGGATTATGGAGTATCTGAATATGTAGGAGCAAATGGAAAGGCTAACTTTGTTGACTTTGAAAGAGAAGGGCTTGTTAAAGATAGTGTAGTTGAAACTGTAGACGGAGTTAATAAAGGAAAGATAAAACAAATTAACATGAAGGATCTTACAAAAGATATTAAAGTTCACTTTATAAATGTAAGGGGGTATATGGGTGATTAAAGTTATTAAAATCAATGATACTCTAAATGCTTCATTCGATTATGATGCAGATACAGTGTCAAAGATAAAAACAATATCAGGAAGAAAATATAATCCAGGTAATAAATCTTGGGATTTACCACTTCAAGCTATTCATAAGTTAAAAGAATTATTCCAAGATGATTTAGATATATCTGAAGATGTGGATCAGGAGTATGTAGCACCAAAGTATGATTTTAAGAGAGAGTTAAACTTTATTAAATATAAACCACTAAGAGTATTTGCTGAATGGGGCTTAAAGCAATTACCTGATTACTTCTATGAAGTAGCAGCTTCAAGTACTGGTAAATATCACCCAGCTTATGCCCTAGGTGAAGGTGGATTAGTCAGACATACAATAGCAGCTGTAAGAATAGCTGAAGAGTTATTCAAAAATGAAACAGTACAAAACTTCACTGATAATGAAAAAGACATTATAAGAGTCTCATTATTGTTACACGATGGAGTAAAGCATGGGGTAGATGGAGCTTCTCACACAGTAGCAACTCATCCTTTGGAAGTAATTAAATATCTAGAAGATAAATATTGGGAAGTTCCAGAAGATGAATTACCAGATGAAGTAATTAAGATTATGGAAGATGGTCCTTGGGATAAAATAGCTCAATGTATAGCTACTCACATGGGACAATGGAATACCGATTATAAATCCAAAGAAGAAATATTGGACAAACCAACATCAGTAATTCAAAGTTTTGTTCACTTATGTGATTACTTAGCATCAAGAAAGATGTTAGAAGTTAATTTTGATGTGGAGGGATAAATATGGATGAATTAATTAAAGCTTTAAACTTAATAAAAGAAACATGTAAGGCTCAAGAAAAATGTGAGAAATGTCCTTTATCTAGAAGTGAGGAATGTTTAATAGTTAACAGTGATCCTTCTGGATGGGATATTCAAATAGAACCAATTCAAAAAGTATTAATTTAAAGGATGTGATTAAATGCAATACTCACATTCAAGAGTTGAAACACATTTAAGCTGTCCTTACAAATATAAGTTGCGCTATGTAGACAAGCTTAAAACAATACAAGCGCCAAATGCAGATGATCCTCTAATCGTAGGTAATACAATTCACCTTGGAGCAGAAAAAGACCTACAAACGGCTATTAAATGGTATTACGATAACTATCCAATAATTAGTGATAGGCACATAGAAGAAGTAATGAAGTTTGAGTATTTAATACCGAAAATTCATGAGCTATTAGCTAATATATATGTCTATAAAAAAGAATTTAAAATCAATCATTATAGATTTATAGGTATCGTGGATCTAATAACTAAAAATGAAGATGGAACAGTAGATGTATTTGATTATAAGTACAGTAACAATTATGAGAAGTATTCAGAGTCGCCACAATTACATCTTTATAAGTATTTCTTAGAAGAAGCTGGTTTTAAAGTTAGGAAATTAGGATTTATATTTATTCCCAAAATATCCATTAAACAAAAGAAAGAAGAGTCTTTATATCAATTTAGAAAGAGACTCCAGGAAGAGTTAAAAAACTCAAAAATAAAAATCATGGAAGTTAAATATGATGCATCTAAAGTAATTAAGTATATGAATAACATAATCAATATTACTGAAGATGTTGAATATAAGAAAAATCCATCGGGATATTGTTCCTGGTGTGAATATGAAGAATTATGTATTAAAGGAGAGGATTACATGATATTACCAAGTAACAAAAGAAGAGAAAAGAAAATTGACAAGAATCCTGATTTATGGATTTATGCTCAAAGTTATGTAGGAAAGTCTACATTCATTGACCAATATGAAGATTTATTATTCCTAAATACTGATGGTAACACAGATAATACTACAGCACCAGTTATACCAATAGCTAATAAAGTTTGGTATGAAGGAAGAATTCAGAAAAAACAATTTGCGTGGGAGATATTCTTAGATGTTATTACAGAACTTGAAAAGAAAGAAAATGACTTTAAAAGAGTATGTATTGACTTAGTTGAGGATTTATATGAGCACTGTAGGTTATATGTATATGACAAGTATGGTTGGGAGCATGAGTCAGATGGAGGTTATGGTAAAGGCTATGATTTAGTTAAGACTGAGTTTCTAAGTAACATGAAGCGACTTAAAGCTTTAGGATATCAAATAATTTATATATCTAAAGAAGTAGCAACAGAAGTAACTCAAAAGAATGGTAATAAGTATACAACTTATAAACCTAATATAGGTGATAAAGTAGCCAATGTATTAGCTGGAACAGTAGATTTAACTATAAGAGCTTACATGAAGGGTGAAGATAGATTTATTCAGTTAGCTAAAGATGAAAATGTCTTTGGTGGAGGTAGATTTAATTTTAAAACTAAGACTTGTAAGTTAGATATGAATGAGTTTACTGAAGCATTAATTGGGGCTCAAGAATTAGTTGGATATGTTTCTGATAAGGTAGATGAACCAAGAGAATCAAGAAGATCTAGAAAGACAGAAGAACCTAAGGAAGAATTACCTGAAACAAAAGATGAAGAAGTGAAAGAAGACAAGTCTAGAAGAAGTAGAAGAACAAAAGCAGAAGAAGTAGGAACTAAGGAAGAAACCAAAGTAGAAGATGCTGTTTCTGAAAATAAAGAGCCTGTACAAGAGGAAGAAAAACCTCGTAGAAGAAGATCAAGAAAAGCTGAATAGTTAATTAAGGTTCTGAGGGAACCATAATCGCTCAAATAAATTAAACAAAGGAGAAAAAAATATGTCAAAAAATATTTGGGAAGAATTTGATGAAAAAATTGATACTGAAGGGTTAGCTAAGGATGCTAAGGATGCTGCTGAAAATGGTGGGGATTATAAGGAAGTACCACTTGGAACTTACGAAGTTGAAGTTAATAAAATGGAGTTAAAGAAATCTAGTAAAGGTGATCCAATGTTAAGCATATGGTTCAAAATCATTGCAGGAGAATATAAAGGAAACTTAATATTCTATAATCAAGTCATGAGTCAAGGTTTTGGTATTCATAATGCAAATGAAATGCTTAGAAGTTTAGATTCGGGTGTGGAAGTAGAGTTCATAAATTTCAGTAAATATCATGATATATTACTGGACATAGTTGAAGCTGTAACAGGTACATTGGAATACGCAATAGAGTATGGAAAAAATAACAAGGGATATAACACATATAAAATAGTAGACGTATTTGAGAAATAGCAGCTGAGGGAGTTTGATGCTCCCTCTTTTAATATCAAAAGTAGGAGAATTTAAAAAATGGGAAGAGCAGAATCAAGAAAAAAAGCTAAATATATTAAGAAAAGGTTAACTACAGATCAATTCAATAAGTTGGAAAGAGATATAAATAAACAATATATACAAGATGAAGTAACTAGACAAACTGGAGTGTTTAAAAAGTTATTTTCAGAATGTCTTACAGAGGCATTTAAGAAGAACAATATCAGTTTAATTAAGGCTAATATGATATTAGATGATGTTTCAATTATAATGCAGAGAAAGGTGAGTGAAAAACGTGGGGAGATTGAAAAGAGAGTATCTAAATAGTGAGGAGAAGAACTTCTATATGATATCTAAAGCTTTCATTCAAACTATTGAAGGGCAAAGAAACTTAGATAATAAAATAACATCTGATATATGGGTGGAATGGTCTAAAAGAGGGATGATTACACCAGGAATGCAAAAGAATCTTAAACTTGTACACACTTATCTTAAGAAGTTTTGTTATGAGATAGAGGAGAATTTAAATTCTCATGAATTAAGTAAATTAAACAAGCAGCTAATGAAATTTGATTATAAGTTAATAGATGATTATACAGTTAAAAAATTATTGAGAGACGTGAATGATCATATAAAGTACGCAGTAATAGAACGTGAAAAGTTAGAAGATGTGTTAGTTGATATAGCAGAAGTTAGGTGCGTAGGTTGTAAGTCTGATTATAGAGGATGTGCAATATATAAGCTACTAGATGATATAAGTACTCCTTATTTAGGAGAAGAACCTAATTGTCCTTACGCTGCTGATTTATCTGAATTTACTCCGGAGCAGAAGAAAAAAGTTGAAGAAACTAAAGTTAGATTAAAAAAGAAAAATAGATATTATAAGGAGTAAAATTCATGGGAAATAGAATTTGGACTAAAGAAGAATTGAATTATTTAGAAGATAAATGGGGAAATTTATCAGTTTCATATATAGCAAAAAAGTTAAATAGAACAGAAAGAGCTGTAATGGTTAAAGCTCAAAAAATGAAATTAGGAGGATTTGTGCAGGCAGGTGAGTTTTTAACTTTATGCCAATTAATAAAAGCACTAGGGTTATTTAACAGCTATTCATGGACCAAAAAGAAATTCTTAAATAATGGGTTACCAAGAGTAACTAAAAGAGTACTTAATAAGGAGGTGATTAAGGTTGATTTAGAAACTTTCTGGAAATGGGCTGAATGTCATAAACAATTATTAAACTTTTCAAGATTTGAAAAAGGAAATTTAGGAAAAGAGCCTAGTTGGGTAGAAGAAAAAAGAAAAGCTGACAAAAGCAACCCATCTAAAGTATTTCACAATAGACCATGGACTAAAGAAGATGATACCTTATTAATTTCTTTAATAAAAACATATAAATATACTTATAAAGATTTAGCTAGTAGATTTAATAGAACTGAAGCAGCTATAAAAAGGAGGTTAAAGGATTTAAATGTACCATATAGACCAATTCCACTTGATAATCATATTAAATGGACCGATGAGGAAGATAATTTAATGATTAATCTTTATAACCAAGGGTATGATGCATATTCAATAGCTAAAAAACTTAATAAAACTCATTTGAGTATTCCAGACAGGCTTAGATCAAAGGGGTGTTGTTAATGCTTTTTTATGACTTTGAAGTATTCTCACAGGATTGGTTAGTGGTAATTAAAGATACAGATACTAGGTCAACTAATAAAATACTTAATGATCCTGATGCTTTAAGAGAAATATATGAGAAGAACAAAAATAATATTTGGGTTGGTTATAATAGTAGGTCCTATGACCAATATATTCTTAAAGGTATATTACTTGGTATGGATCCAAAGAAAATAAATGACCATATAATAGTTAAAAATTTAGGTGGATGGCAATATAGTAGAGCTTTTAATCAGATACAATTTTACAATTTTGATATTATGACAGATAAATTCAAAGGGCTTAAGCAGCTTGAAGGATTTATGGGAAATGATATAAGAGAAACAACTGTAAATTTTAATATAGATAGAAAGCTGACTCCAAAAGAAATAGAAGAAACATTTTTCTACTGTAATCATGATGTAGAACAAACAATGAAAGTTTTCATTAATAGAAAAGAAGAATTTGATAGCCAAATGAATTTAATTAAGACATTCAAGTTACCTTTAAAATATATAAATAAAACTAAGGCTCAATTGTCTGCAATTATTTTAGAAGCTGATAAAAGAGAGCATGATGATGAATTTGAAATAACTATAGTAGATACATTAAAAGTTGAAAAATATAAGTCTATCGTTAATTGGTATAGAAATCCTGTTAATTTAGATTACAAAAAGAAACTTGAAATTGAGGTGGCTGATGTAATTCATTTATTTGGATGGGGTGGATTACATGGAGCAAGGGTTAAGTACCAGGATGAAGGAATATTTATAAATTCAGATGTTACAAGTTTTTATCCAAGTTTAATGATTGAATATGGATTTTTATCTAGAAATGTACGACACGCTGAGAAATTTAAAGAAATATATGATATTAGAGTTGAATTAAAAAAAGAAGGTAAGAAAAAAGAACAGGCCCCATATAAAATTGTACTTAATAGTACATATGGAGCTAGTAAAGATAAGTACAACAATTTATTTGATCCACTTCAAGCTAATAATGTATGTATCAACGGTCAACTTTTACTATTGGACTTAATTGAACATGTAACAGATAAAATACCAGGTGCAAAATTAATACAATCCAATACAGATGGTGTTATGTTTAAGCTACCCAATGAGGAAACTATAGATATTTATAAAGATGTATGTAAGGAATGGGAAACTAGAACAAGAATGGGATTGGAGCATGATTTAATAAAGAAAGTAATTCAGAAAGATGTTAATAACTACATCATAGTTATGGATAATGGAAAAATAAAATCTAAAGGCGCCTATGTTAAATCATTAAATTCCTTAGATTATGATTTACCAATAGTTAATAAGGCACTAATGGAATATTTTATTAGTGGAATACCAGTAGAAGAAACTATAAATAATTGTAATGACTTAATAGAATTTCAGAAAGTAGTTAAAGTATCTAGTAAATATAAATTTAGCTTATATGGTGACCAGGTACTTAATGAAAATATATTAAGGGTATTTGCTTCAAGATCTCGAAGAGATCCTGGAGTATATAAGCTTAAAAAATATAAAGATACAAAGGATAAAATAGGGGGAACTCCTGAAAGGTGCTTTATAGAAAATGGAGATATAAAAGGAATTAAAGTTCCCCGTAAACTAGATAAACAATGGTATATAGATACAGCTAAGAAGAGAATTAAAGATTTTGTAGGAGAGGTGTAACCAAAGATGAAAATAAGTGATAAATACGAAGTTAAAGCGGATGAATTAAATGTTATAGTTAGGGAGAAATTTATTCCTCAAAAAGGTAAAAAAGCAGGAATACCACAGTGGAGGCCTATAAGCTTTCATGCTACAGTTGAACAAGCTTTAAATAGTATAGTTGATAAAGAGATTAATGGTACTGGAATAGAAGATTTTAAAACTGTAGTAAATAAAGTTAAAGAGCTTAGAGCGTTTATTAAGGAGGTGGTAGTGAAATGATGGTTGTATTAATTATTGGTGTATATTTGTTAGCTATAGCTTTATACATAAATTTCTTTAAATCAATTAATAAAGTATACAAAAATTCAATTACATTGAATCCAATAGACTTTAAGAAATCTAAAATTGGACAACCTACACTGTTTCATGAACTTAATAAATGTAAGGAGGAAGATGATGAATTTCAAAGAGCTGTATTGAAGAATGATTTAGATAATGCAATAGAAGAGTTTCATGATTCAATACAAACTAAATTGAATTGTTTAGATATGCGTAATATTCCAATTAAAGTTATTTGCATGGATCAGTATAAGCATTACAAGAAATTAGAGCAACGAGGTTTTATATTTAAGGAATTGGAGGAATAGAATTATGCATTATATAGAAATTTTATTAGGATTATCGGTATTTACATTTTTATTTGGTTTAATTCCACTAATACTCATAAATAATGAGAGTAAGCTTAATGACTTAATAGTCGGTATAGAAGTAATATCTATAATTTTAATAGTTATATGTTTAATTTTATATATTTGTAATGCGTTAATGACTTGTATAACCATATGGTTCGGTAATTGGTAAGTCGTAATTACAAGAAAGGCTGAAGAAGGTGATTAAAATAGATGAGCAATTAAGTTTCTTAGAGCAAAGTGTAAAAGAGAATGTAATTAATCAGATGCATAAAGCAATTAATAAAGGAATTATTCCAGGTGCAGTTGTAATATTTGATGGTGAAGAAACTGATAAACATATTGTTACAAGCTTAATTTTAGGACATGATAATAAAATTGAGGCTAGGCTAATGGATGAAAGTGGAGGTTCTTATATGCATTGGCCAGCTAATTCAAAAAGATTGACAGTAGTTAAATTTTATAATGAGTAATTAAGACTATGTAGAAAGTGCGAACTAAGTGATCTTTGAAAATTGAATAGTACGGTATTTACAAAATATGTTATAATGAATTTGTAATAGTATGATTTACATATAGTTGAATAAGGGGGCTATAATAAAATGACTGTTAGTATTCAAGAGCTATTTAGATACTCACTTGCTATTGTTATCCTAGTTTCATTTATTGCAATGATTGTTTGTTTTTTGATTGGTTTAAAAAATAAAAACTATGCAAAGGCAAAAATATTTGCGATGATTTATGTATGTTCAAATCTATTGAGACTTCTATTAAGCTATTTTAATCTGTATTAATTCAAGGCTTTGTTTTAAAGTATTACGAAGATAAAATTAAATATTAAATTAATAACAGTACCGTATTATTCAAAATGAATATGCGGTATTTTTTATTCGCAATTCTAAGAAAGGATAATTTAAATGAAGCAAATAGAAAAATTGATAAACGATTTAAATGAAGATAGCGTGGAACTCTTTCATAAAAATAGGACATCTAAACAGCAGGAATAATTAATGAGAAGTATGCTAAGAAGAGCTAAGAAATTAAAAGTGTTATTAGAATGTGAAGTTAACCAACTTTATAGAGATAATAACTAAGAAAGGGAGACAAGCTCTCCCTTTAACTTAGACCTAATTTCTGTTGAATTATAGCTGTTGCTAGTGGAATCATTACTTGTAAAGAAACAGATCCAACTGTATTAGCTTTTTCTTTCACGGCTTTCCAAATATGATCTTCACGAATGTTATCTAAATATTGATGACCTTCCCATGTAAGAGCTCTAGTAATTATCGGTCTATTTCCACCAAAAGTTACTGGAACTAATCCAGCTTCATTTAGCTTAGATAGATGGTAGTAGATTTTATTTAAATCATATTTATCTTCAAAGAAGTTACACAAAGTATCTACATCCGTACGAGACTTTTCATAGTCAGTATGATCTTCAATATATAACATTATATCCCTAATACAATCATTATCTAAACGCATTTAAAATCACCTCACTTTTATAATCCTAATTATACTATAAAAGTGATAAAATAGTAATTAAAGAATAGGGAGGTAAATCATGAAAAAAACTAATGATAAAAAGGTATATGACTTAATATTTGAACATTATTATCCTTTAATTACTGGAACTAAAAAACCAAATGTTCAGTCTGTATCAGAAGAAAATTCAATTCCTTACGAAGAAATAAAAACCCAGAAGGACTATGGAGCTACACTTAAACCAAGCACCATTATGGTTGATATTGATGATATGGATAAAGCTCTTAAAGTAAAGAAAATAATTGAAAAATTAAATACTAACTGTATAATTATCCAAACATCGAGTGGTATGCATTTTCACTTTGCTAACACTAATATTAAGTCAAATAAGCAGCATTATTATACTCCATTAGGAATAAAAACAGAAACTAAGTATCCACATCAAAATGTAGTAACTCCGATAAGGTTAAATGGTAAAACTCGTAAAGTTATTTATTCAACTGATTCACTAGACAAGCTTCCTGTATGGTTAATTCCATTGAGTAAAAGATTTTCTACAGATTTCTCTAAACTCCAGGAAGGTGACGGAAGAAATGATACGTTATTTGCTTATATTTTAACTCTTCAGCAGCAATCACTTACTAAGAATGAGATAAGAGAAGTAATAAAAGTAATTAATCAATTTATACTTAAGGAACCAGTTAGTGATAAAGAATTAGAAGTTATATTAAGAGATAAGGCCTTTCTTAAGGAGTCTTTTTACATTAAAGGAAAGCTACAGTATGAAAAACTAGCTACTTATTTAATTAGAGAACATAATGTTGTAAAAATAAATGATAATCTTCATGTATATAAGCAAGGTTATTATACATCTGAAACAGATGAGATTGAAAGAATTATGCTTCAGTACATTGTCAATTCAACAAGGACTCCAAGATTGGAAGTAATGAGGTACCTGGAACTTAAATCTGAAGAAGTAAGAATGGAAACTCCAACATTGATATCTTTAAACAATGGAGTATTAAACTTGGAAACAAAACAGTTATTAGAATTTAGTTCTGATTATAAGATTAAAAATAAGGTGCCAATTAATTATAATCCAACTGCGTATTCAGAAATTATGGACAAGACATTAAATAAAATATCATGTGATGATAAACAACTTAGAATGCTTATAGAAGAAATGATTGGTTATATATTATTTAGAAGGAATGAGCTTGGAAAATGCTTTATTTTAACTGGTTCAGGTGCTAATGGTAAATCTACTTTACTGGATGTAATCAAAAGACTCATTGGTAAAGAGAATATTTCAAGTGTGGCTCTGAATGAATTGAATGATCGTTTCCGTACATTCCAATTAGAAGGTAAGTTGGCCAATATAGGTGATGATATTAGCAATGGTTATATTGAAGATAATAGTACCTTTAAAAAATTAGTTACTGGAGAAACAGTTAATGTAGAAAGAAAGGGTAAAGATCCTTTTGATTTTGAGAACTATTCAAAACTAATTTTCTCATGTAATGAAATTCCTAGAATCAATGATCTGAGCGATGGACTTAAACGTCGTATCATATTCATCCCTTTCAATGCTAAGTTTAGTAAATCAGATCCTGATTATGATCCATTTATAGTAGACAAGCTTTTATCATCAGAGTCATTAGAATATTTATTAAAAATAGCATTAGAAGGATTAGATAGAATTTTATATAATAGGGAATTTACAACACCTAAATCAGTTAATGATGCTTGGGAAGATTACGAAAAACGTAATAATCCAATACTAGGATTTTTAGAGGAAGGAAAAATTGAAAATGAATCAACTAAAGATGTATATCTTCAATATCAAACATATTGCAGTGAGAATGGGTTGAAACATTTATCACGTATAGCTTTTAGTAGAGAAATTTGTAAGCATGGGTATATTACAAAACAATCAAAAGTAAATGGTAAAAGAATTTCAATATTTATAAAGGGGGAATAAAAATGAAAATGTACATTGCAAGCACAACTCCAATAGAACTTAAGGTTAATTCATATGAAATTATTGATGAGACAGAAACTACTTATACAATAGATTTGGAAGAATTCACTCATATTATTAAAAAGGAATCAATGTATAACACATGCTGTGGATTAACAGAAGAAGATGCTATAGAAAGCTTAAAAGCAAAAATCCAAGAAGATATTAAAATGACAAAAGAAAAATTAAGATATCTAGAAAGTCAATTAGATATTGCTAATGGTGGCTTTGGAATTTAATTAAACTAAGATAGTACTAAGATGGACTAAGATACTTTTATAACATCTTAGTCCCATACAAACGCAGTAATAGCAACGGTTTAGAATATATAGGACTAAGATGACTAAGATAAATTTAACTTCTTTATTATAAAATTACTACTTCTCAAAAAAAGTTATTTATATATATAAAGAAATATATATATATCTTAGTACCTTTTTTGAATGAAAAAACACTTATAAAGTAAGTTAAATAAACACTTTGAAGGGGTACTAAGATGTATTTTTTATCTTAGTACTCATCTTAGTATCTTAGTACCCTTACTTAATTAAGTCTAATACCAACGATTAAGGAGGATTTTATGAGTACAAATGATAAATTTAAAAGAGTAGAAGCAATGCTTTATAACTATAAAAACACAGTTGCTGAAATAAAAATATTAAAAAGAGATTTAGAAATATTAGAAAATGATTATAGAGGAACTGGAGCTATAGGATATGAAGAGAAGACAGGTTCAACTAATAAATTTAATTCTGATGTAGAGAATGAAGTTATTAAGAGAGCAGAGAAGATCCAAAGAATTAAAAATAAGATTAGATTAAAAGAAATAGAAGTTGCTAATATAGGTGATGCTTATGAATCATTATTAGAAGATGAACAGCTATTAATTAGAGAAAGATACTTTAATAAAAAAGCAAATAAATATATTGCTAGTATATTTAGTGTCACTGAGCAAACATCATGTGATTATAAGAATAAGGTAATTAATAAATTAATACCATTATTAATAAGTGATTAAGACTACATTCAAGATTAATTCATATGTGATTAATGAGAGTTTAACATAGATGTATTATGACATTATATAATAGTAATATAGAAAAATATCAAAGACAGAGACATCTAAAAAAGGTGTCTCATTTTTATTTAAGGAGGTTTATATATGAGTAATGTTAGTGAAATGCAAAGTAATGTAATAGATTTAATGCTTGAAGGGCACAAGATGACTGAGATTGCTAAAGAAACAGGAATATATAGATCTCAGTTGTATAGATGGTTAAAGAATGAAGAATTTAAGGCTGAGCTAGAGTCACGAAGAGCACAGCTTAGAAAGTCTGCTAATGACAAAATTACTGGTAAGGTTGATTATTTAGCTGACGAAATGCTTAAATTAGCTAAAGAAAGTACTGACCAACGTGTTAAATATAACGCTATTAAGTATCTATTAGACAGATCTCTTGGTGTTCCTACTGCTGCTAAGGAAGATAATAGTGATCCTGGTGATAATAATAATAATAAAGATAGTAACCAATTAAAGAAGGAGCTTGAAGATATCAAGAATTTAACTGTTGTTAAGTAGTTCGTAATGGTAGAGTATTACAAACTAAGATAACATTACTAAATTTTGGTTCGAATAAGTATTAAAAATACTTTACAAACGTTCGTTAAAATATATTTACTTTTACGAACGATAGGCTTATAATGTATTTATAGATAAGAGCTGTAGGGGTACCTTCTAAAAAGGGTATGCTCTATTACCCCGTTGACCAGCTCCACAATTTCTATAATACTTTTGAAAAACCGAGGTGTTTGTGATGAATAAAACTTTTGCTTATTTACGAGTTTCTACTAAAGACCAGAATCTTGATAGACAAAGAGAAAGTGTTCTTAAATATTGTGAAGATAACAATATTGAAATTCAAGAAAGAGATATAATAACTGATAAACAATCTGGTAAAGACTTTAGTAGAGAAGGTTATCAAACATTAAAGAATAGTTTATTACGTTCTGGTGATACATTAATAATTAAAGAACTCGATAGACTTGGTAGAGATATGACTATGATTAAGGAAGAATGGCAGTTTCTTGAGAGAAAAGGAATAAGCATAGTTGTTATAGATACTCCAATACTCAATACTGTTGGGAAATCTGATTTAGAAAAAACTTTAATATCTAATATAGTATTTGAGTTACTTAGTTATATGGCTGAGAAAGAAAGACTTAAGATAAAACAAAGACAGGCTGAGGGAATTGCAGCAGCTAAATCCAAAGGTAAAAAATTTGGAAGGCCAACAATATCTTATCCTGATAATTGGGAAGAGGTTTATACGAAATTGAAGGATGGAAAAATTACAGCTGTAAAAGCTATGGAATTAACCAGTATGAAAAAGACATCTTTCTATAAGTTGATTAAGCAATATGAAAATAAATAGTGTATTAGGCTTGTGAAGGTGTTAGAATTTACATAGACTAATAAGTTATTAGTTAAAAATAAAGAGGCTGTATAAGGCTAATACAGATTTTAAGAGGGTGTTTGTTATGAAAATAGGGATGAGGAAACCTTCACTAAAGAAAAGTATAAAAGCAAGAACTACTGGTAAAGCAAAAAGAGCAGTTAAGAAAGCTGTGATACCTGGCTATGGAAAGAAAGGTACTGGATGGTTAAAAGATCCTAAGAAAGCTGTTTATAATAAAGTTTATAAAAAGACAACTTTTAGTATATTTGATATATTTAAATAGAGGATATTTCCAAATTCTGTAGAATTATTTCTATAGAAGGAGGTGATTAAATGGTTAGAGAAAAGGTAGTGGATGTAAAAGATAGATACTCTAGAGAAATTGAAGAAATACGATATATACTTCAGAACCTTGAAAATGGAAGATACTATGAAAATAGTGGGGCTAAGATGGATGGGTATTTATCAACAAATATTATTAAATTGAAAAAGTATTTAAATGATCTTATTAATAAGGTTGAATATAATTTAGATTCCGATGAAGATGAAATTGTAAAAGCATTTTCTGATATTTAAGAACTCTCATAATTGAGGGTTCTATTTATTTTAGAAAGAAGGTGAGTAGATGCAGAGTATTTATAAATCATATATATGCAGAGGTTGTGGTAGGACAACTATTTTGTTGAATGAGGAAGTTCAAAGAACATTAAAATCAAATAGATATATTGCATGTGCTCATTGTGGATGTAAGAAATTTATCCAAGAATATGAGTCTAATTATCTTAGAGAAGTAATAAAGTCTAAAAAATATAAAAAATCCACATAG